AGGCTTAGAGTTCCAAAGGCTGATTGGCTGGATAACCCTGATGCGTGGGACAGGGATACTTTTGTAAAAGAAACGTCTGATTTTTTGTGGGAAACCTACGGGATTGGCTCAGACCAAGACAAGCACGTTTTGGCTGCGTTGGCTAACCAGATGGAAATTTATATTAAGTGCATGAAGGGCGTGGAAAAAGGCGGCATTATTACCAAATTTAATAATGGCGCTACTGTTGGCCCTAACCCTTTTCTGACCGCTGGCGACAAAGCATTAAGCCGCGCAATTGTGTTGATGAACGAATTAGGGTTAACGCCTAGAGGCCGATTGGCGACAAATAAACAAGAAGGCGGCAAATATGCAAAGCTGCTTAACGGGCCATGAACTATGAAGACGGTATTCTTTATGCCGTGTCGGTGGTTAAAGGTGAGATTGTTGTTTGCAAAAATGTCCGTTTAGCCTGTCAACGGTTTCTTAATCAACTAGAAGACAAAACATGGGCATGGGAATTTCACGTTAAGTATGTTGAGCATTTTTTAGAATTTGCATCAACCCTGAAACATACCAAAGGGCCAGATGCGGGTAAACCGCTAGTCTTGCAGCCTTTCCAGATATTTGCTATCTGTGCCATTTACGGATTTAGAAGCAAAAAAGACCCGTCTAAGCGAATGGTGTCGGATGTGATTATTTTCATTCCGCGCAAGGCTGGCAAGTCAACGCTAATTGCCGCTATTGGGTTATATGAGTTGGTGTTTGGCGAAGCTGGCGCAGAAGTTTATACATTAGCTACAAACCGTGACCAGGCTTCCATTGTGTTTAACGCCGCATCTGGATTTGTGGAAGCTATGCCACATGACGTTGCGGCTATGTATAACGTACAACGCCACCAAATAACCAAGGCTGGTGACGCACAGACAAAGTTTAAAGCCCTGTCTAGAGACACCAAAAAGTCTGGTGACGGCATGAACCCGTCTTGTGCCATCATTGATGAGGCGGCTCAGATCGTAGACCGCAACGCAATTGAAGTTATTTTTTCAGGCATGGTTGCGCGTCAAAACCCTTTGCGCGTATACATTACAACTGCATCATTTACAAAGGAAACCAAGTTCTATGAAGACATGATGCTTTTGGAATCTATCCTTAAAGGCGATGCTGATGAAAACCCAAGGTGGTTTGGGCTAATGTATGGCCTTGACCCACAGGATGATTGGCGCGACCCTTCCACATGGGCAAAAGCTAACCCAATGCACGGCATATCTGTCTATGAAGACGCTATTGCACAACGCGCAGAAGAAGCCAAGCACAAGCCTGCGGCGCTTAATGAGTTTCTTTGTAAAACGCTAAATATTTATGTAAGCGCCAATTCTGCTTGGGTTGACCGCGCTTTTTGGGATGATGAGAAATGTGCAATCACCGAGCAACGTGAGCCTGAAGCGGTCTTTATTGGCTTTGACTTGGCGGCAACGCGAGATTTAAACGCAGTCTGTACGCTTAAAAGATTTGCAGATAACGACTATGAAGCAGAATTTAAGTTCTTTTTGCCTGAAGACGGTTATGGCCTAATTCCCAAACATTACGGCGACATATTCCGTGTGGCAAGGCAATCTGGAATCCTTCATGTGACCGAAGGCAACGTGATGGATGACCGCGAGATTAGCGACTACATCATTGCCCAATGCGCCAAATATGATGTTAAAGAGGTTGGTTTTGATGCTTACAACGCTGCCAGTTTGGTGGCAAGGTTGCACGATTCGGGTATTCCTGTTAAAAAAGTCGGGCAAGGAATGGCAGTTTTAAGCAATCCAAGCAAGCACGTTGAAAAACTATTTATGAATTACGGCATCAAGCATGATGGCAATTCATTTGTTGGCTGGCAGCTTGGAAACTGTGAAGTGTATGAAGATGTGAACGGAAACGTAAAAGTTCGTAAAAATGAAGCTGACAAATCTGCCAAGGTTGATGGCATAATCAGTTTAATCATTGCAATGCACTGTTCTTTAGACAATCCAACAGTATCTGGGTTTGGATTTAGAACCTTTTAAGGGGAAATCATGGGAATGTTTGACGTATTCAAAAGAAAAGATAGTATTTCCAAGGAATCCAATACACTTTTTGGTCAAACTGCGCTTGGTAATAACATTGTTTATCAAGGTAGCAACGGCAGGCCAACAGTAAATACACAAATTCTGTACGTTACAACCTCCAGCACAACACAAGCTGGAAGGCCAGTAGACACATCGTTGCTAACGCGAAACAGCACAGTTATGTCGTGCGTTGCGGTAAAGGCTCGCGCAATAGCCCAGTTGCCAATCAAAATTATGGCTTGCAACGATGATGGCGAATATGTAAATGCCCTAACTAATGAATCTGTTGGCGCAAGGGACAAGATTAAAGCCAAGCAAGTTTATTCATTGCTGACAAACCCTAATAACTTTCAAAGCAGTTATGAGTTTTGGTATCAGTGGATGATGTGGCACGAATTGCTTGGTGAAGCGTTTACGTTGTGGTGGAGAAAGAATCAAGAAGATTCGCAACAAACGCCATTAGAAATGTATGAGATGGACAGCACATTGATTGCTGTTCAAATCACGCCTACACGCTACCCAAGTTATCGTTTGTCTACACCTTCTTATGGTTTTAACAAAGATGAGCCACTAGCGCCACATCAAATAATGCACGTCAAAGATATGGCGTGGCAAGGTTCAGCGGGTTTTAACAAAGGCATTTTGGCGGCTGAATTGGTTGGCCTAGATCAAGATATTGACCTTTATGCTAACTTTGTAATGTTAAATGGCGCAAAGCCAAGCGGAATGTTTATTACGGATAACGTAATCCCTGATGGCAAATACAAAGAAATTGCTGCGCGACTAAAAGAAGCGTGGACAAGCATGACGGGTAGCCAACAGACTGATCAAAGCAAGCCTGGCCAAGGAATGTTGCTAGATCAAGGCATGAAATACGAGCCTTTAAAGATGCTGACTTTGCAAGATGCAGATTTGGCAAACCTTAAAGCGCAAACAATGAACCGTATTTGCGGTTTGTATGGTGTGCCTCCTGCGATGTTGCACATTGGCAACCAAAAATTTAACAACACACAAACGATGATGGATGAGTTTTACAAATCCACTATGTACCCGATTATTGTTAACCTTCAGCAAAAATTAAAGCAGTCTTTGTTTAAAGGCTATCCAAATTTGTGTGTAGAATTTGACGTACAAGATTTCCTAAAAGGAGCGCCGTTAGATCAAATGAATTATGTTGTGGCTGGCGTAAATGCAGGTATCATGACCCCTAACGAAGCGCGGCAGTATCTTGGAAAGCCAAATATTGATGGGGCTAATGATCTAATGACAAAGAAATCAGATGCGCCAATTGCAGGCACAAGCCCACAAGATACTGGCGGCGGTGGCGGCAATCAAGCCAAAAAAATGAACATTGGAAAATAAAAATGTCCGTTAATTTTGATTTAATGGTAGCATTACTTACAAAATACAACTCTAAACCTGTCCCAAAGCGCGGCAGGCCATTGACTATAATAAAAGATATTGATCGTTCAAAAGTCGATGAGGTAATCCATGACGCAAAACTTGATGATGGTATGCGAAGCAAAACTGGTTCTAGAGAATCAAAGCGACGCCGCGCCAACGGGTAAAATCGAAGCTGTTGTTACTACATGGGGTGCGCGTGAAGGCGCAGACGGTAGGCGCTTTAATTATCAGCCAGAGGCTTTTATGGATTGGGCTGAAACCTTTTCTAAAGAAGGCCGCCCACTTCCAATGTTTGTCAATCACGATGCAGATGCAATCCCTGTTGGCGAATGGACAATGTTTGAATTTGACGACAAGGGAATGTCGGCAAAAGGCCGCATTTACATGAACACCTCATGCGGCAAAGACTTGTACCAAGTTATGCGCGAATCGCCCAATATGTTTGGCGGCGTTTCTGTTGGCGCTTATGCTGAAGATTTTATGATGGTTGATGCAGAAGGCAACCCAGACCAAAGCGATGAAGCGTATTTCCAAATTACCAAAGGTGGTTTGCGCGAAGTCTCTGTCGTGATGTACCCAAACAACCCAGAAGCAGGCGTTCAGAAGTTGGAATTTTTCCGCGCTGATGGCACTGCTGATTTAAAAGTTTTGGAACAGGCTCTGCGGGATGCTGGCTTGCTCAAAAAAGATGCGGTCACTTCCGTGTCTATTCTCAAGAAAGCACTAGAGAAGCGGGATGCAACTCCAGAGCCTATTGAAAACTCGGACGCTAAGAGTGATTCTGATGCGGATGTGACTCAAGCCGAGATTCTTGCAGCCTTAAATGAGCGAGAGATTCTTAAACAACTTAATACCCGACTGAAAGTTTAATCATGTCAAAAGAAATCATTGAAAAACTAGACGCAATCGAAGCAAGTAATGTTGCCAAGATTGAAGAAGTAACAACCCAAACTCAAGCTGCCGTTGAAGCCGCCAAAGCCGAATTTGCCGAGAAAGTCTCTGCATTGGAAGCTAAAGTTGCATCTGTGCAAGCCCCTGCAATTATCAAAATCGCCAAAACAATTCGCACCGATGTGAATCGTTCGGTTCGTGAGCAATTGACTCAGTTCTACAAAAGTAATAACCGTGTAGAAAAAGAACTGAAGATGTTTGCTGACGAAAGCCAATACGATGCTTACCTAAAAGAAGCATCTGGATTGACTGCTGGCGGTGATGGCAAAGGTGGTCGTACAAGTTATGACCCAACATTTGCGGCTCTGCGTTTGGCTAACCCAATGCGCGGTTTGTCTCGTACTGTTGCAACCGATGGTTCTAGTTATCAATTCCGTGTCAAAACTGGCAATGCTGGTGCTGCATGGGGTTACACAATCCAGAACAACGGCGCTTCAACTACTGAAGACACAACAATTTGGCAACTCGTTTTGCAAGACTTGAACGTTCAATTCCCAATCCGTACTGCGGCATTGGACGACATTGACGGTCTGGAAGCAAACGTGGTTGACGATATGTTGGTGGAATTTGCACAGTCAGAAGCTCTGTCGATGATCCAAAACAACGACCAAGCTGCTCAATCTGCTGGCAACCCTTACGGCGGCACTAACGGCTTGCGCGGTCTTGACCAATACGCAGGTTCTAATGCAACCTATGCTGGCGGTACAAGTTCAACAGCGGCATTTGGTACAACTGGTACTGGTTCATCCAGTGGCTTGCACAGCTTGGCTACTTATGACCAATTGACCAGTAACGTCAACACTGTGGGCGCTAACGCAATCACATACAAAGACGTTATCAACACTATCTACGCATTGCCACAACAATATTGGACGCCTAACACCAAGTTTATGGTTAACCCAATCTTGGCTCAAGCAATTCGTGGTCTGCAAGATACCAACGGTCGTCCAATCTTCAACTCTGTTGAATCATTGAACCCTGATGGCATCATTGGTCAAATGTTGGGCTTTGACGTTGTGATGAACAAGTATCTTGACAACCCATCACAAGCTACAACTGGCGCTGCTGGCACAACTAGCCTGTACCCAATGTACTTTGCTGATTGGTCACGTTTCCACACAACCATTGATCGTTTGAACATGGTTATGCGCCGTTACGACCAGACATTGCCAGGCTTTATCACCTTCTTTGGTGAAAAGCGTTTGGCTACTTCTGTGCGTGACCCTAACGCTGGTGTGCGTTATCGTTCTACTGGTACAGCGAACTAATCGTTGCCAATTGGGTGGGGGGTTCGCCTCCCACCTTTTTCTTGCAACTTAATTTGGATAAACAAAATGACAATCACCGAACGCATCCTCACAGGCATTAAGCAAACACTAGAAACAGGCGATCAAGTAAAAATTGATTTGCGTGAAGCATCTGCACTTACAGGCTCTGGTGACGGGGTTGGTGGTCGAACTTATTTTGATGACGCATTTGCGGCTCTACGCTATGCAAACCCATTTCGACAAGGCGCCCGTCAAATAAAGGCAAGCGGCTCGTCAATTCAATTTGTGGCTAAGACAGGTAATGCTGCTAACAGCACAAATCCTTGGGGTTACACAGTAAACCCTAATAGCGGTTCTCCAAACATTAACACAAGTATTTGGCAATTGCCTACTCGTGTAATTTCTGCACAACTTCCAGTTCGTTCGGCTGTATTGTCGGATGTGAATGGTTTGCAAAATGAGTTGGTTGAAGATTTAATGATGGAATTTGCACAATTGGAAGGCGCATCGTGTGGCCTAAACAATGATCAAGCAGGTTCTACCACGACATCAACTGGTGGAACTGATGGTTTGCGGGGCTTGAATAGGTATCCTGGCGCTGCTGGTGCTACTGCTGCTTTTGGTACAAGCGGAACTGCAATCACAAATGGTTTGCATACTTTGGCTACTGTTGGTTATAACAATACTGGCGGTCTTGATGCCGAAACTTTGTCTGCAATGGCAAATGCCTTGCCTGGACAATATTGGGCTATGCCTGGCACTGCTTGGATGATGCACCCTACTGCTATTAGAACTTTACGTGATTATGCTCATGGTAGCGGCGGGTATTCATTTGTTGACATTGGTTCAAGTGAAGCTGGTTCTTTGCTTCATGTGTATGGTTTCCCTGTGATTCCAAACCCATATTTGGACGCTACTGGAACTGTTGGTTGCAAATCAATTTATCTTGCTAACTGGCCTCGTTTTATGACGATTGCTGATGTGGAAGAAATGACTGTTCAAGCAATGGAACAAACAACGCCAGGCTTTATTAACTTGTACGCTGAAAAACGTATGGTTAGTACCGTTCGTGATGTGTTTGCTGGTGTTCGTTCAATCGAGACTTAATTATGCCTGTTGACGCAACTGGCTACCTAAATTACGGAGCGCCTACGCGCAACCCGTTTAATTACGCAAAAGTCGAACAGATTGCGCGTGATTCAGCTACGTCTTGGTTGACTCTAGATGAAATCACCAATCAATTAAATTTGTTTGCTGATGAAAGTCAAGATAATTATTTAACTAATTTAGAGTTGGCAACTCGGCAAGCAATTGAAGATTATTTGGGGATGTCTATATTCCCAACGTCTTATCGCGTTTGGTATAACGCTGCAAGTTTGTGCGGCACGCCATTGACTTTGGATTTGCCCGAGGTAAGCCAAAACTTTAACCCTTCGCAAGCAGGTGTAACGATCAATGCGGTTAAGTATTGGAATCAAGGAACAATTCCTGTTCTTACAACGCTTTTAGCAAGCACTTATTACTACGACCCATCGGGGAACAAGGTAGTATTGCAAACTTTGCCAACAGACCTAAATTCAAGCATGACAAGCCCTGTGTATTGCGAATACACAACGGCGGCTAATGCAATTTCTAACTATCCTGTAATAAAACAAGCGGCATTGTTGTTGTTGACGCATTTATACAACAACCGCAGCGAGACAACAGATAACCAGTTAAAAAGCATACCGTTTGGCGTGTCTACATTGCTACGCCCCTACAAACCTTTGGTGATGTAAATGGCAATTGCTCGGTTTGAAAACATTTCGGTTAATCAACTAACTTTTGGGCAAAGCACGTTTGGAGAACAAACGACAACGCAAACCCTATGGTTTCAAACTAGGGCGCGTGTTCAATCAGTGGCAAACAATGTAAAGATTTCCGATAAATATCGTGTTTATTCGGACATTGTTAACTTTACTTTGAACTACACGCCAAACACAAAATCAATAATTGATAACCAAAACTTGTACTCAATCAATTGGCGTGGATTTGATTGGCGTATTGACAATGTACGCGAAGCAGATGACCGCATGACGGTAACTATTCTTTGCGTTCGCAATGACCCTATGGTGGCTGTCTAATGGCACAAATGAACCCTGTTCAGTATGGCAAGGCAATCCAGTACCAACTGGAGCAAATTGTTGCGCCTGTGCCTGTTTATGCGGCTTTTAACCGCAACTTTGCCACGCAACCTAAGTTTATAACTTGGATGCTTCGTAATGTTCACCAACCTGTTTATACGGGTTCGTATCAAAATGTAAAAGGCATTGACACGCCAACATTTCAAATTTCAATATTTACGCAAGTGATTGAAGACGGATTTACAATTTCAAATTCGATACTACAATCATTGCATGGATATAGCGGTCTTTTCGGAGGCGCTGTAAATGGGTTTAATATTGCCAAGGCAGATGTGCAGTGGCTTTATAATTCATACGATAACACAGACAAATTGGCGCAGATTTTTCTGGATTGCACAATTGACGTACCAACATAAGATAATTTCACAACTTTTTTTGAAGGAAACTCAAAATGGCATTACCTACCAAAATTTTACCTGGCTTTTCAGCTACGCTGTACGCGCAACCGTCAGCAACCCCAACGCCTTTGACTGTGGCTAACCTTTCTGTTTACGCAAGCGTAAGCGCATTGGCTATTGCTGGTAACTTAGTGCCTGTTGAAGCCATTCCTGCATTTGGTCAAGATGATGCTGTTGCTTCTTTCTCTGTTGCTGGCACTCGTCAATCAGACAAAATCCCAACACAGTCAGCGCCAACAAGCATGACTATTACTGCGGCTTGGAATCCAAGCGACACAGTTTTGTTGTTGTTGCGTGCTGATGCTTACAACGGCACGATTGACCGCACGTTTGTGATTTCCGCTACCGATGGCACAGGCGTTGTGAACTACGCCTTTAATGGTCGTGTAAGCCAATGGCAAATTGATAGCGCACCTGGCGCTGAAGCCAAGGTGAACTTTACAATCCATCCTCGCGGCAACCAGTACGGTTGGACTGCAAGCGCATAACATGGCAAACCTAACGCAAGTGCTGGCAGAAATGACCAGCAGTTACATGAGCCTTGATGTTTTGGCGCGTAGCCAGAACGTCAATGCTAATGATGTGGCAAAAGCAATCGCCAAGGCAGACCCCGATTCTGCCGAGATGGTTGCTTTGCAAGCATTGGCTAAATGGAATCCTGTGCAAGTAATTGCACAAGAAGAAACGCCTAAAGATGCAGATTAAAGATTCAAACGATTTGCTTGGATTCCTTGTGAACCAAGCGGAAACGGGAAACAAGCAATGGTTTGGGTTTTTGCAGCAAAAGATTATTGGCATTACGTTGGCGCATCAGATCGCAGCTAACCATGCCGATAAACTAACGCCAGAACAAGTGGTTGATTACGTCATTGAATTAAACAACGAAATATTTAATCGCGTCATAAGCAAAAAATCATGACAACCACAAAAGTCGAAGTAACTGGACTAAGAGAAGCCTTGGCAGTCTTTGACGAACTTGCAGATGAGATTGGCGATAAGAAAGCCACAAGCAAGGTTTTAGTGCCAGCAGCGCGTGAAGCAATGCGGCCTGTTTTGCAATCAGCTAGGCTGTTGGCCCCAAAAGACACAGGCGATCTAGCGCGAACACTTCAAATTGAAGCACGGCGACCCAACAGGCGTGACCAGCGTTCTAAGTACGCAAGCCAAACTGATACCGTAATTGCTTTGGTAACAACTAAGCCATTTCCAAAAAAGAAACGCAAAGAGTTTTACGAATCTAACCAAGATTTATATGCAGCAGACAAAGCAGCATACAAAAGAAAATTTAAAGAATATGCACAATCTATTGGTTTTCCCTATGATGCAAGGGCAATAGCGCAGGAGTTTGGCACAGCTAACATGAAAGCTGGTGGGCATCCATTTATGAGGCCAGCATTAGAAACAAACGCTGTTTCGGTGGTTAACAAACTTGGTGAGATAATCGGCAGACGCTGTGAACAATTCAGAGCGAAAAACATTACATAACAGGAAAACACATGACAAAACTAGCGACACTTTTAGGTACTCAATACGAGAGCAAGCGCAAAGGCTTGTTTATTCGTCAGTTTGAATTGGGCGGCTTTACTTTTAAAGTAAGAGTGCCAACTGTTGCGCAATCAGACGCTATGTATGAGCGCATACAAAATCCAACAGACGCAGAAATTGATGATGCTTATGCTGAAATTGCAAAGCCTCTTGAGCAGTTTAAAGGCCAAGAAACCGAAGAATTTAAGTTTCTAGAAAACGACATTTTGGTTAATGGTCGGTCTTTGCGCGAGACTGCGCGGCTTAAATTGACCACACAAAACCGCATTACTGAATTTGTAAAACTGTTAATTCCAGAGTCAGATGGCGATTCGCTTGCTGATTTGACATACAAAGAAATTGAAGAAGAATTCCCAATGGCGGTGCAGATTGCGTTGCTAGAGAAAATTGCCGAAGCAATCAGCCCAAGCTATAAGGAATCACGGGGAAACTAATTGGCTCATTGAGGAAACAAGTCGAAGTGGCGATGATCTTCAATGGGCATACACATGACACGCTGGCAGACATAGACGATGTAACAATGTCTCAATTACAAACAATGTATGCTGATGGCTTAATTGGCAATAAAGGCGTTCTAGAGGTTCTATCTTCTTTGACAACAGGCGTGTTTAATTACATGAGAACTGCAAATTCTAGCCCTTATAAACTAGCCAACATTTTGGGTAATGCGTATGATTACATCTATCCACCTTTATCTGAAAAAGATAAAAAGCAAGAAGCAAACAACAGTCTGCTTGTTTTTATGACACAAGCGCCAGGCTTCCAACAAGATAGGTTTAAACATGGCTAATACGATTGCAAGATTAGGCGTTCGCCTTGGCATTGACAGCGCCGAATTTACAAAAGGCATTGAAGCTGCTAAGAAGGACTTGGCTAATTTTGCAGAATCAGCAACAAAGTACGCAGCGGTAGGCGCTGCCGCATTTACTGCAATGACCTTTAAGGCTTTGCAGTTTGCGGATTCTATTGCTGACGTAGCCAAAGCAAATGATGTAGCTATTAGCACAATTCTTCAGTTGAGCGATGCACTACAACAAAACGGCGGCAATGCTGAAAACGCCAGCAAGATGTTGTCAGCTTTTACGGCTTTTGTGGATAAAGCGGCAAGCGGTTCTTTTGAGGCACAAAAAGCATTTCAAGACGTTGGCATAAGTCTTAAAGACATTGGCACAATGGATATGGAATCCTTGATGGCTAAAACGCTGTCAGGACTTAATCAAATGCCAGATACATTGACGCGAAATGCTCGCGCAATGGATTTTTTCAGCAAGGCGGCAAAAGGTGTAGATATAGCTGGCTTGGCTGATGACATGACCAAAGCATCGTCAATTGCAGAATATCAAACAAAAGCAATTGAAGACGCAGCAAAGGCTTGGGATTTAATTGAAAAAGCATCCCGCAATGCAATGGTTACATTCACAGCTTTTATTGGTACGCCAATGTTAAAGATGGTTGAATACCTTAATGAATTACCTACATACATTAACCAAGTAACCATTTCCTTCCAAAAAATGGGCGACACAATTAGCATTGTGAATCGTCTGGCTGCCGCCGTGATTATGCGGGATTTAGAAGCCTTAAAACAAATTGCAGCAGAAGTTAAACAATTTAAAAATAGCAGCAATATTGGATTTGACGCAGGTTCTGGCGATGGATGGGACAATCAAACATCTGTAAAAGATACATCTGAAAAACGCAAAACAAAAGTAGGCGTAGATTCCGAGGCTGCAAGGGCGGCTGCAAAAGCAGAATCATTAAGACAGCAACAAATTCAATTCAACATTAGCCAACGCCAACGCGAAGGTAAAGAAATTGAAGACAATACTAAACGCTTGGTTGAACAGTTTGCGACTGAAAGTTTGCGCCAAGATGCGTTTGCAAAATCATTAAAAGATAAGCAAGTAGATTTTGAATTAGATATTGTTGGCAAGCGCATGAGGGAAGAAGACTTGCGTCTTGCAAAAGATATTTTGGAAATTGAAAGAAATCGCGCCGAAAAGATTAGAGATATTAAATTAAATAATGATTTAAATTTGGCAGCACAAGAGCAGTTAATTGATCGTGAAAATACATTGGCTAATGAAGCTGAACGTTTTGCAAGAGCCAGAAATGAATTAAGCCGATCAGTTCGTGAAGGCTCAATAGAGCAAGGATTTGGCACAGCAATGGAAGACTATTTCCGCAATGCTGCAACCGAAATGGAGCGTGGTCAACAAATATTTGGTTCTGTTATGGGCAACATGGAATCTGCATTAGATAATTTTGTGCGAACAGGTAAGTTTGCATTTAAAGACTTTGCCAGAAGCATTATTCAGGACATTATTGCTATCCAGCTAAGAGCGCAAGCAGTACAAATGTTATCTGGCGCTTTATCTATGTTTGGCGGCAAATACACGCCAGGCTCAAGCAGCTTTGTTGGCCCAATGCCACAAGGCTTTGCAGATGGCGGGTCGCCGCCTGTTGGCGTTGCTTCATTGGTTGGTGAGCGTGGGCCTGAACTGTTTATTCCAAAAACGGCAGGAACAATCATTCCAAACCATTCTCTTGCTGGCGCAATGGGCGGCGGTCAAACGGTTAACTACAACGGCCCATACATTGCCAACATGAGCGCCATTGATACGCAGTCTGCCACTCAATTCTTGGCAAAGAACAAACAGACAATTTGGGCTGTGAATCAGTCAGCCCAACGGTCTTTACCAGTGAGTAAATAACATGAGTCTGCAAGCCATCCTATCAATTAGCGAGTCTGTTGGCATCAGCGACCAGCGTTTTGTTGGTCAAACAATCAGCCGTAACCAAAAGATCACAACGTCAGAGATTCTGACTGTGGTTCCATTTGCGTTTGAACTCAAACCAATGAATTACCTTTTGTACTCCAAGAATCGTGGCGTACTTAACAGTCTGCGTATTCCTGATAAGGCTTTGACACAATACATAAACTTTGGCTCGACGGGTTGGGTCAACTACATCAAGTATCAAGGCGACATGACTTCGGCTCAAATTGCCGCTTGTCAATGGCAAACCTCAAGCGCAGCAAAGGTGCTAGTGCTTGGTTCTTTGCCGTCAATCTCAAGTGCCGCATTTTTGTTTAAGGCTGGCGATTTTGTCCAAGTTGGTTTGTACTCTTACATCGTTACTTCTGACGTTGTACGAGGCTCAAACCCTACGGTTAACGTGCCAGTACATCGTAGTTTGATTACGGCTCTTGGCGCGACTGTGGCTTGTGTTGCTGGAGAGTTTGGCGCTACGGTTTCTATGGGTGGCTCTACATACACTGGTGTAACCTTCCCTGTAATCTTGCGTGATTACCCTACATACACACTAATGCCAATTACAAATGATTCGTTCATTAGTTGGAGTGGTTCGTTTAAAGCATTTGAAAGCGTCCTATGAACGTAATTGCACCTGTTGACGGAACAAGCAATATTCGTATTGCTGATTTTGTTCGCGTAAACACTGGCGGTGACATTTATCGTTTCACTACGGCTCCTTCAAACACATTAGTTTCTGCTGTGGATGCAACTGCTTTTAGCGCAGTCGGCGCATTGATGAGAGTTGGTGATGTGCAAAGAGACATCAAAAGTACAGCCAATGAAACGACTGTGACGTTGGTTGGCATTGATACTGCTTTGCTAGGTTGGGTACTTAGTCAGAACGTAAAAGGCGCACAGATTCAAATGTGGCATGGGTTCTACAACACTTCTGACCAACTTATCACAAGCGGCGGAACTGGTGGCTTGTATCAGTTTTTCAATGGCATCATCACATCGTTTGCCATATCAGAGACTTGGATGGAAGAAACAAGGTCTTACGTTGGCACAATTACGATTGCCGCATCTTCAATTCAGTTAATCTTGCAAAACAGGATTGCTGGTCGATACACAAACAACAACTCTTGGCAGTTCTTTAACAGTGTCGATACGTCGATGAATCGCGTGAACTTCATCCAGAACATTAACTATCAGTTCGGAAAAAATATATGAGAGTTCGTCACGCAACTCCGTTTGACATTCCTTCGTTGATTAACTTGTTGCGTGAGTATCGTTCTCATACACCTTTGCAATTTTTAAATGAAGCGGATGATGAGCGTTACATCACCACAATGCTGACTGAAATCATTAGCGGAAAAGGTGTTGCTCTGGTTGCTGAAAATGGTGGAGTATTTGGGATGTTGTTAGCAACCATACATCCAAGTCAATGGTCGCCAAAGCATTTGCTTTTGACCGAGTTGGCGTATTGGGTTAATCCAGAGCATCGAGGCGGCACAGCGGGTTATCGTTTGTTAGCTATGTACGTGGCAGAAGCAAAACAATTAAAAGATTCTGGACGGATTTGCAATTTTTTTATCAGTAAGATGGTAAACAGCCCTGACTTGTCTTATGGCAAGTTAGGATTTGAAAAACTAGAAGAATTTTGGGTGATGTAAATGCCAGGATCAGTCGTCGCCACATATTTATTTACCGCCGCCGCATCTACTACTTGGTACTACATTGCCACGGCTTTTGCGGTCAACATGATTGCGTCTGCAATTATCAGTAAATCTCTTGGTTCGCAAGGGCCAAGCACAAATGATGCAACACAGAACCCTGGCAGTCGCGCTCAAGTTCCTCCTGCTGGCGACAACAAAGTTCCAGTCATTTACGGCTCTGCTTACGTTGGCGGAATTATCACAGACCTAAGTATTACCTCTGACAATCAAAAGATGTTTTACGTCCTGACGTTGGCAGAAGTAACCAACACAGAAAGCGGCAGTTCTCCAGATACATACACGTTTGGCGATGTGTATTTTGGTGGCAAGAAATGCGTATTTGGCACTGGTGCTGACACTTACAAAGTCGTTGGGTTGCTTGATGAATCAACTGGCGTAACTGATACAACCGTATCAGGGAAGATGAACATTTACCTTTACCGTAATGGCTCATCTTCTGGTGTAAACACAACTCTGACTGCAATTCAAGTAATGCAATCGTCAGGTCTTGTTTACACATGGGACGGCACAAAGTTGATGACCAATGCTGCGTTTGCAATCATTGAGTTGACCTACAACGCCGAAGCAAACATTACAGGCATTCAACAAACAAAATTCCAACTCACAAATAGTCGGTACAAGACTGGCGATTGTTTTAGCGATTACTGGCAATCAACGAGGTATGGTGCTGGCTTGCCGTTGTCAGAAATAAACACAACATCATTGACCGAGTTGAATACATACGGAAGCGGTGCGTTTGCATATACAACTTCTGGAGGTGCGCCAGCTACGCAAGATCGTTTTAGATTTGATGGAACGCTAGACACAAGCAACACCATCATGGCCAATATGCAATCAATGGCTTCTTGCTGTGATTGTTTGATTAAGTACAACGAGATTACTGGTCAATGGGGGGTGATTGTTCAAAAGCCGACTTACACGGTTGTAATGGACATCAACGACTCAAACATTGTGTCTGCAATCCAAGTTTCACCAATTGATTTAGCATCTAGTTACAACATTGCCGAAGTCAAGTTTCCTGATAGTTCGGCGCAAGACGCTTTTAACAGTTCTACGTTTGACTTGGCAGAGATTGCCCCGTCATTGCTCTACCCTAACGAGCCAATCAATAAGCAAACGATCAGTTTGCCATTGGTGAATAACAGCGTTCGCGCTCAGTATCTTGCTAATCGTTTCTTAGAGGCGGCGCGTGAAGATTTACAAATTAAGGCTGACGTTAATTTCTCTGGCATTCAGTTAGAGGCTGGCGACATATTGACGGTCACAAATGCAAATTACGGTTGGTCAGCAAAGCCATTCCGCATTTCTCAAGTGGTAGAAAAGTTTGGCGATGATGGACAGATCACCGCATCTTTGTCGCTGATGGAATTTAATCCTCAAGTCTACGACGACAAGAGCATTACAGAATTTACTCCTGCACCGAACACAGGCATTGGTTCGCCTTTGGGCTTCGGTGTTCTTTACGCGCCTACTGTCACCAACATCCAAACATCCTCTCCAGTGCCTTCGTTTGATTTGGCTGTAACGGCTGCAAGCAATGGCATCGTTCAATACGCAGAGGTGTACTATTCTGCCTATGCTTCGCCTACCTTGTCCCAAAGATTTTTTGCTGGCACTACTGCGGTAAATGCTGGAGGCAATCCATTCAGTCCTGCAACATCTATGGGCGTTGTAACCTTAAGCAACATCCCTCAAGGGGATTGGTACTTTGCCGTCAAATATGTGAACTCACTCGGCGCAAGTAATTTCTCTGCTTCATCTTCTGTTTTCAATTGGCGTCCCCTGACATTCCAATTTGGCAAACGATGGTTGGCTGTTGCCTATGCTGACAATGCAACAGGCACAAGTGGATTTAGTTTCATACCTCGTAACAAGGCTTACTTTGGTATTTACAACAATGACACAGCCAACGGCGGCACAACGCCAACGCTATACACATGGTATTCTGTAGCCGCATTTGGAACTGCTAATTACTTGTTGTACGCCAACCGTCAGAACCGCAAGTTTAGTTTTGACGTAGGCAACGCTGGCTATGTCAACTTGGGTGGTGCGTTTGTCCCAACCAACACATCCATCTACGACCCAACACAATGGTCTGCGTTACTTGACCCAACAGGCGGCGTTCAAAGTTTTATCGACTTAGATGTTCGTACTGGGCAACTTACGATTACTGGAGCCACTGGCAACAACGTAAACGATGGCTTTTTGGCCGTGACTAACAACTTTGACGGCTCGATGAAAGTCAACTTGCATGACTTTCTTAACTTTGGCGCTGGTGTGTATTCCAAATCTTTTACAGCGGCAACTCTTACCATTGACGTTTATGGGCGGGTCGTAGGATTTACCGAGGCTGATAATTTCTATTACACAGAGCAAGTGTTTATTGCTACCGCTTCGCAAACAAGTTTTAGTTTTACTCACACAGTCGGGTGGATTCTTGTTTTCCGCAATGGAAACTTGCTAGACCCAACAGAATACAGCGAGACTAGCACTACTGTGGTTATGAACACCGCTTGTGCTGTAAATGAAACGATTGTCATAATTTTTATGAGGGGCAACAGCACTAGTGAATATTACGAGCCTCTAAACATTACGATTGCTTCAAGCACATCAAACACTGTCACCTACTCTGGCTTGCCTTGGAACCGAGTAAACGCTGGTGATGTGTTGGCTTTTGCAAATACAGGTTCTCCAACGCTTTACACAGTCTCTACGGTCAACCAAACGACCAAAGTAATCACGTTTACTACGACAATTGCTGGCGCGACCGCTGGATTGACTTTGTATCGCTATCGCGCGGCTGGCTCAAACTACGCCCCGTTTACTCGTTACGATCAAGATGTTTCAGCAATCACCACACTTGACCCATCCACATACGACATCCGTAACGGATTTGAATACATTTTTATAAATGGCGTTCAGTTAAGTGAAATTGATTACGATGTAAACGTAACAACAGGCTCGCTAGAGGGGTTTCCTGCACCTTTAACTGGTCGCTTGTCTGTCATTCAATTCACTCCAAACAACTTGGCTGTGCCAGCCAGCAACATTGCTAACACTCCGACCTACTCTGTCAACGGTCAAATCACTTACCCATTTAACAGCAATCCTTTGTCGATGGAAGTTTATGCCAATGGATGCTTACTGACTAAAGGCGTTGGATATGATTACACGGCGGCTGCGGCAAGTTGGGTTTTGACTACGGCTTTCAGCAATAATGTCACCTTGCTTAATCAGCAAACTTTTGCGAGAATAGGCGCTGCCTAAAGGAAAACTATGACTCAGGCTTT